CACTGAAAGCGTTGGGCTCTGGTCATGTTTTCGTCGGTGTAATAGGGGAGTATAGAAATAGTAGAAGCAAAGTCAAAATCAGTTGCCCGCATCACGGGGAATGGGTCACTGACATAACCACTGTTCTATCTGGTAAACACGGGTGTCCGTCGTGTTCAATCAACGGATACAAGGGAAAGTTTAAAGGTACACTTTACGTGTTGAAAGCCACCAATGATCGAATTGTTAAAATTGGGATAAGTAACAACGTTGAAAGGCGCATTGTGGAATTAAGACGCGAGACACCTTTTGACTTTCATGTGATTGACACGATATGTGGTGACGGTGGTGGTGTCAGGCAAATAGAGAAAGCCTTTCATTCACAGTTCGAATCTGCAGAATTAAAAGGCTTTAACGGTTGCACCGAGTGGTTAATATGGTCAGACGACATTACGTCATGGTTGGACGTTTTACGCGGCTAAACCGCTCGAGCACCCATTCCTGCGCGCGCACGTAATCTCATATATTGGACGCCGTAATTTGTCGTACTGAGCCAGTCATTACCAGTTTTTTCGATCGCAGTAATTCGATATTGAATTGATTCGTCACCGACAGACTTACCAGAAACGTTCAGTCGTGCGATAGGTGATATCGCTGATGGATCCGAAGCGTCTTGTGTCAGGTATGTGGATGCTAACCAATGAGCCGCGTAATAATACCAACCGCGACGTTTAAAGTTAGAACAAATATCTTCGAATCCGCCCCATCCTTTACCACCCGTTTCGACGTCACCCTCACATAACGCCTCGGATACGACACTATCGGGCCATTTTACGACGTCCTCGAACGCGGGTTGTGCGGTACGGAATGACGCGATTATTTCCGGTGTAATTGTTATTGGCATTTGTCAACCTCTGCGGATAATCTTTACATAAATATCAACTAAGAACCCCGTCGCGGCATCCGTTGTTACTATTTCCATTTCTGACGGGTTATCAATCATATCTTGGGATCCGATGAATATACCGTTATATCTAGATACAATTGAAGTGCCAGGGAACAATCTATTGCCAGAAGCGAATGGCAACGTGTACTCGCCCGCGGATCCTTTAGCACCTATAAAATTTAATACAAATGACTCATCAAAACCTGAGTTAGTTAGTGAGCCGTCCACTCGAATATCTACCATGTCACCCAGCTTTAACTCGCTAAAATCAAATTGACTATTTGCTGAGTCCCATATTTTTGTTACACCTATCGGTAGGTATGCGTCCTGAATCCCACCAGTTGTAGCGTCCATCGTTAGTTTTGTTGGTGTGGCAGCTGGAATGACTATTGGGGTTAAGTCACCGTTAAAATAAGCGGCCCATCCGCCAGTTAAGTTGTCTGCAGCAACTGGATCGTCGCCGCCGCCCGAACCGCCTTTACCAATAATAGTCCACGACATTAAACCGCCTCCTGAACGTTCACACCGCCACCAAGACCACACGTTGCCCACGCCCCAGTATCACCAGAGTCGTTCAACGCTTGTTCGTATGCGTCTAATGGGATGTGGTTATCAACGAGACCAACTTCACTTACAGATAAACGAACGTCACCTGTTGTTAGATTTGTTACTTTTAATTGTGTGCCGACCGTGATACCTGTCGCAGCGTAAAGGTCAACCGCTGTTCGTGCGGGAAGTGTTACATTCATTCGACTATACTCCATATATGAAAAGAGCCGCTATGTGCGGCCCGATTCTTTTTGATTTATTCCGCTTCGAGTTTTTCAATCTCGGCGATGATCTCTGCCTTGCTCCAAGCCGATTTAACTTCGATACCTTGAGCTTCGGCAAATGCTGTTAAATCTGTTTTGTTCATTGCGTCGTAATCACCGGTCGTTTCGGTTTCAGTCGTTTCGACGACTGGTTTCGCAGACTCACCGACTTTAATCAACGAACCGTCATCGAGTAACGCTTTAACGAACTCGTTATCACAAAGTTCGTCAGGTACATCGACCGACGGATTGTTACCTGGTCGAATCTGGTACGATGTAACTCGTTGACCTTCAACTAAAGCGCCGTTGATGGTGATTAAACGTTTAGCATTGTTCTTTAAAATCATGATAAATGGCCCTCGGCCCTTATTTGAATTAACTCGTTAACGGTACGTCGGGCCAAACGTATGATCCGCTAACGAGCCAAACTGTTTTACAAGTGGTCGCGGTATGCACCACTGAACGGATAACGGAACTCGACGCCTGAGATCTTATATTCACAAGGGATCTTGATTGATAAGTTCTTCATTTGTGGAGCTAGTGGACGCCATGGGATAGGGTTAACCAATCCGAGGTTGTCGTCGTTCAGTTCGTACGCCATCATACGATCTTTACCACCCGCACCGGCTGCACCAAGTTGTAAACGCGGCATTACGCGAAGCGCTTGACCGGTTGTTGTGGTGAACAAGTTGTTCTTCATAAAGAACTGTATAATGGTGGTGTCGGTACCGCTGTCCATACGACGTGACGTGATTGTCGCATAACGTGCCGAATCAAGAATGAACGTATCAGGTAAATGAACGTTGGCCGAGTCAATCCACACTTTGATTAACAACGAGTTCATGTCGTCGACAATCTCTTGACCTGTCGCTGTATTCCAATTGACAGTAGAGTTATCAAGCGCCAAGTTCGGGTTGTTAAACAGACCGGTCATACCACGGTCAGCATCACCGAAGTATGCAACGCGTTGTGAATGTTCCTGAGAACCACGGAACGCCGCGCGACCTTTAGTTGTGTCGATTGGAATGCGTAACTGTTGTGACTTACGTAACTCGTCGAGCGAGTAATCGTAACTGTTACCAGCGTAACCAAGTTGTACGGTTGACTTGTTCGCTCTCAATGATACTGATGGTAAATCGTCAGCACTTGAACCGATGAACTTACCAAGCGTTACGGCGTCGTAAGAAATATAATCCCACGTGTCGGCCCACTCTGGTACGGCGGTGTTAATCGGGATCAGCTCTTGATAGTCAATCGCTGTATATTTCGCTTCGTAAATCTTAGCTTCAAGATTAGCAAGCTGTGAAATATAGAACGCGTTACCGTCATCGATAGTCGGTAGACCGTCGCGGAACGAGATTTGCTGACCTGATGTAATGCCCATCATTGGAAGCGCGGCATCCATCGTAATCGTAATTTGATTGTATTTCATGGATTAGCCTCCAAGACCAAGTGAAATTTTAACTAAGTCGCCAGCGTCACCAGCGGTCAAGAATCGGGCGTTCGGGATCAGAATGCCAAGCGTGGCGGCTGCACCGACAACACCTGAAAACTCACCGTTACCAGTAGCGCCGACACGAAGGTAAACCGAAGCGTCTTTAGCGACTGTATCGAGAACTTTAACCCAAATCACACCGAACGTTACGACAGTCATGTCGAACAATGGCGTCGCACCGTCGGGCGCGCTGTCAAGGTGTGCGCGGTTCAATTCGTATTTAACGACACCGACGAATTCAGACGGCGTTGACACTGGTGAGGGTAATGCCGCGCCGTCTTCACCGTCTGTTACGACACCCGAACCGTATGGAATGTTATCAGGGCCTTTGTTTAGTTTCGAAACGCCGTTACATAACTGTAGGTCGGCGACCATACCCGCGTATGCAAAACCGTGGTCAATTGCGTTACCGCCTTGTACACTCATGATTGTGCTCCTTTCCAAGCGTTCGATTGTGATTCTTTAAATGAATCGTAAGCTGACAGTTTAACTTCACCGCCCGGTAATTCACCGTTTGGTTTAGCCGCGTCTTGCGCAAACTGCGCAAGCTGTTCAGGTGTTTTGGTTGGCACTTCGTTCGCTGACTCCAACGCAGCATCGAAAGACGCTTGAACGTAAAGGTCAGACTTATCACCCCAATCAACAGCGGGACGTTTAACGGTCAATGCTGCACGTTGAATTTCAACAGTGGACATACTGTCACTTTTGAATTCGTCGCCAGCGATCAAACGTGCGTCAGTCGTTGCTTTAGTGATTGACTCGACACGAGCTGTGATAGCCGCGTCGGTTGTCTTTAGCTTTTCAGCGTTAAGTTCTTCAACGGCTGCGTCGCGTGTCGCTTCGGCTTTAACCAGTGCGGTTTCGGCGTCAGTTGCGCGAAGTGTTAATCGTTCGACTGAATCGGTCACGAGCGTAGCGGTCGCCTCGTTCTCGACTTCAACCGTTCGACCCGAGTCGAGCGTGACTTTTACGGTCATGGTTTGTACTCCTGGTTTGTGATCAAATAATCGCGCCTGAGCACCTGCTCGAGCACGGTCAACTAATGCCACATGGTTAACTCTAATTTCAGATTGAATAAAATCGTGCGGTGAATCTTCAGGGGCTTCGTCATATACAGCAGTGTAACCCGCTGACAATTGGACCTTACCCGATTCGACCGCTTTTATGGCGTCTTTAGACTTGATTATCATGTCGGCACTAACGAAGTCACCGTCACGCACACCAGCGCCCGTCACAACACCGACCGACACTTCACGGTACGAATCAGCGTTGACCATTGACGTTGGATGTTCAATCGTGACGTCTGCACCGCTATAACTTTCGAGTGATGCTTCGTCGAACACTGATTCGTCGGGACGATACACTTTAATGATTTCGTTAGGTGCTCGGTCAGTGATGCCAAGTTCGGACGCTAAATATTCTTGAACACCAGTACGTGCGACACGACCAGGTACTCGTAAGAATCCCTCGTCGGTGTATTCGCGTTTTGTCGATGTCGCGTAAGAATGGCGATCATTGACTGTAATTTGTCTTTTGTTCAATGGCTTCGTCCCCAAAGGTATTGACGTCAGTATAACGCGACACACTTAGTTGTTGCAAATAGTAAATTACGGTGATATATTGACGGTATTGTCAAACAGTAACAGGTTAACGGAGAATAGAACAATGCAAAACTTCAAATACAAAGAAGGGTCGCTCGACAGCTTAGATGTTTCAATCATGAACGGGCTAAAGATAGTCAGCGTTGACGGTCTCGAGAAAGAATCAGGAGAGGTTTTTTTTACAACTGAGAGCGGGCGCCAGTTTAAAATGTATCACGAACAGGATTGCTGCGAGACCGTCTACATTGACGACGTATGCGGTGATGTATCGGACCTGATAGGCGCCACGATTATTAACTTTGATGAGCGATGGTCTGATGGCGATGAAGACAGCGAAGAAAAACCAAACCAATGGTCCGAATCATTCACGTGGACATTTTACGACATACAGACGGACAAGGGGTGTGTAAATATAAAGTGGCTCGGAGAGTCTAATGGTTATTATTGTGAGAGTGTAAGTCTCGCAGAGGGCGAACAACTAGATGAAGATTAACGATAGGTACACATGTAAAAAAACGAAGCGAGTCGCAGTGATTGAAAAAATGGTTAAACGTAAACCGACAGGTTATTCGGTCACGTTCCGTTACATTGGCGACATGCACTCTTTACTGTTAAGTAAATCAGCGTTCGAAAGGGGTCACACAAAATGAAAAATGTAGTATTAACGGGCGATTTTGCAGCGCCACGGTCCGCCGTTGCAGAACGGGCGATAAATTCAGGCATCGCTGTATTTGGGGCTGTAACGAAAGATATCGACACCGTGGTTGTGGGTACGTCAATGATGGGTGTTTCGGCGAAAGTACAACGTGCTCGCGATTTGTACATTGAAGTTATCACCGAATCAGAGTTTATCAAACGATTAGCCGTTCTCGAAATAAGGCAAATGAATGACTTCGTGTCAACACACCAATGCAGATGTGTTGACGTTAAAATTCAGTTGCCCGGTGAAATTCACAATGTCAATATTAAAGGTGTTGTGTCGTACGATTGGAACGTCGGCGATACGTGTTGGGTAAGTAACGACGCGGGTTACCACTTCGGTGATGATATGTTCGAGTTTATCGGTGATGACGTGACGTTGGAAATAATAGCGTTGTACGACAACGACGGGACACCAATGTCAGTGGTTAGACGTCACCCGCAAGGCGCACATCAATGTTTTCGTGTCGACATGTTACGCCCGATTAAATCGAAGCGCGACAAGGTGATTGATAGAGCCGTCGAAGCGTCAGCCATAAAACAAACAGGATTCTTACCTAATTATCATCGCAAAATAATCGAAAGACTTTACGACGAGGAGCTATTGAAGGACGTCGAATTATGAGTATGACCGAAAACGCGCGCATACGCGTGGGAACGTGCCCACACTGCAAATGTAGAGTTCGTTTACAGCGTAGACCGTTAAAACCAAAAAGTGAACGTAGACCCGTGGCGATAACGGCGTGTGAGAATTGTTTCTCAGTGTTCCAAAACTGCAAGGTTAAGTCGTTCTTAATGCCGCACCGCGAACACTACGGATATTAACGATAAACGCCGGTTCGTACTTTACCGGCTTTTTGATTCGCTTCAACTTCCGCGTTACTTACTGGTCGAGCTATGCAACGACACTGATAGTCTTGACCAGGTATTATCGGCGTACCTTTCGAACTTAACGGTGGGTTATCCCATCGATAAATACCTTTACCGTACGCCGTGACCTTTTCCGCAATGTCTTCGTGACGATCTCGAACGCGTTCATCGTCGCTGTCAATCCATTGGAAATATTCGAACCCTGCGTTTTGTTGGCGGATCTTGTTCAAGTCACCGTTAATCTTTGCGGTTTGGTCTCGTGCAATGAACTTAGCACGTCGTGACGTTACGCCGAATTGGTCTGACAGTAATTTCACAATTGACGATGACCGACCACCCGCGCGAACGTTGGTCATGACGATTGAATCGACCTGTGTTAAGTATTGAGCGGGGATTGACTGTATCAGTCGCGAATTATCGTATGACGACGCAGCGAGGTAATCGCGCAGCTCTTGAGAGTCGGCGTAAACGTTAATACCGAAACTGCGCATACTGTCGGTAAACTTCTTTTCGTTTGCAGAACTGGCCGACAATACGAACTTACTCGCTAAACGATTGGACGCTTCGACGAACATTGGTGACGACCATTTGTTTTTTAGCAGCGTCAGCGCATTGGTCAATATGTCGACCCAATTGTCGCGAGTATTGATGACAGAGTCGGT